AAACGTATCCATTGTCTGGTCGCCGAGTGCCGTCCGGTCTACGAGATAAAGGATTCTCTTAAAACGCTTTGCGGACAGAAAACGATAGATCATTCCAAGAACCGTCCTCGTTTTCCCTGTTCCCTCACCTGTCAAGCAGTTGACACAAAGTTTTTCAAAAAATTTTTGTTGAAAATAAGGGCTTTCTGTTCTGGCGCACCTCAAAATCGCATAGGGCGTGTCCTGGAAGTGACGGAAAATCTGTGTTTTGGTGTCAGACAAGTGCCATGTCCATTTTATTCCTTGTTCCCTATAATCTATATTCTCAACTAAAAAAAGACTCGCCACCTAAGCAGCAAGCCCTTTAATGTTATAGCTTTATTTCCACATAATTCTCACTTCATCGCCCTGATACACCTCAATACTCTCCACATACTCATCCAAAAGTTCCGGTGTCAGCTTCATCACTGCAAAGCTCTCATGCACCTTCACGCGGTCATACTCTGCTGCTTTTCCTTCAGCCTCCGAAAGCCTCTCGCGAGCCTCCTCATACTTCCGCCTCAACACTTCTATTTGAGTTGTTGCTCCCTCATAGCCACCCTTCTTTCCCAACGCATAATCTTCAAAATCAGCCATCCTCCTTTTCTTCTCAGCCTCGATTGCACGCTCCGCAGCATCACACGCTCTCCTCATTGCCTCCACTTTTTCCAATGCCGTGTCTTTCTCCTCCTGCAATAACTGGTCTGACTCCCCTAGTTCCATGATGTGCTGCTGTAGCCGAAGCATGATTACCTCTTCCAGATAAAAATCATCAATGCGCTTCACACACCCATTCAGATTATTGACATTAAGTCCATAGCACCAGAAATGAGGTTGTCCCGGCTCTTTTCCAACATGCCGCAGATTCCTTCCGCAACAACCACACTTCACCCTTCCCACAAGTAAATACATGTCCTTTTTTTTGCGCAGGCATTTCTTATGCTCAAGTCTTTCCTGCACCCTGTCAAACAATTCTTTATCAATTATAGCCTCATGGTGATTCTTTGTGATAATCCACCTTTCCGGATCGTTCACCCGTTTGCTCACATGCAGCCTCTCATTTGTATATGTTCCCTGCACCAGATCGCCCAAATAAGTTCTATTCCTTAACATTCGATACATTGATGCAGACTGCCACAAATAAATATCTCCCTTTGGCTTGAATCCCTTTTCCTGACGAAACTGTGCCGGAGTCCTTACTCCCTCGCTGTTAAATACTTTTGCAATCTCATTGCCGGACAAACCATCTGCATACATAGTAAACATTCTTCTAACTACCTCTGCCTCATCCTCTGCGATAATAAGTTTATGCCTGTCATCCGGACTCTTGGCATAGCCAAACGGAGGCTTAGCTCCCAGGAAATTTCCCTGCTCCTTCATTGCCTTAACTGATGCCTTAATCTTAACTGACAAATCTTTACTGTACAGATCATAGAGAAGATTCTTAAAATTTACATCAATATCTGCCACATTCCCGGAAACCGAAGCACTATCGTATTTGTCATTTATTGAAATAAACCGCACACCCATAAACGGAAAAATCTGCTCCAGATAAGAACCAAGCTCAATATAATCTCTCCCGAATCTTGAAAGATCTTTTACGATGATGCAATCAATCTCATCATTCCTTACTTTCTCCAGCAGTTCCTGCACTCCCGGACGTTCAAAATCCGTACCAGAATAACCGTCATCAACAAATTCCTTTACCTTCGCATCTGGAAAATGCTCCCGGACATAGTCCCGGAGCATAATTCTCTGCATAAAAATACTATTGCTTTCGTCATGACAAAACTCATCTTCTTTAGAAAGCCTCATATAGATTGCAACATTCATGCTTTTGCACCACCTTTCACATTCCCGAAATTTTTCTCTGAAAAAGCAAAATAAATCTTCACTCTTTTTCCCGGGTAAACCTCAATCCTCTTGATTAAAGTCTGAATCACCTCTGCCGTAAGAGGTGTTCCCTTCTTGCATTTCATAAGTGTTCGGAGATAATGATTCCGCTTTTCAGTTTCCGAATCAATTTCTCCAAGCCTTCTGAAAATAATCTTCTGCTTATCTGTAAGCCTCTCAATATCTTCTTTTCTCTTCTCCGCATTCAATTTAATCTCTGCTTCCGAAAGCTCACCCAATCGATACCGTATATACTCCTCGCTGCCAGTTTTCTTATAATTCTCCACCATGTATATGGCTTCGTCCATATCCTTCTGCAGCCTTTTCTTCTCCATTTCCATATGTTTCCTGCTCACTGCAACCAAATCCTTCTGTTTCATGGAAGATAACGAAAGTTCCCTCTCTAATGCTTCTTCAACAAGCTTCTTCAGCTTAATAAGAGAAATCCTGTCGTTGTCACATTTCCTATCATCAATAGTCCTTATATTCACACAGTTGTAATGATAATTTCTAACTTTGATTCCGGAATAGCAGTTCACGCTACATCCCCTTACAAACTTAGCACCACACTTACCGCAGAAAAGTAGATCCTTAAAAATATCCTCTTCCAAAGGAGGTCTCTTTGATTCGCCTTCCGAATACTTCTTTGACCGAAGTTCAAAGCGTCTTGCCACCTCTATAAAATCATCCTCTGAGATAATCGCTTCGTGGTTATTTTCACGAACTTTCAGATCACCCGTCAAAACCTTAGTGCTTGTCCTTCCGGTAATCCGTTCGCCATCCACCCTCTCACAGATCAGATATCCGATATAAACACAGTTATTTAGTATCTGGTTCAATGTGGCATTATGCCAGTTATGGAGTTCCTCTCCTTCCTGCTGGTATACGTGTCTGTATTTCCTGTAATCACTGGGTCTGTGAATTTTTTCGTCATATAACCACTCTACCATTTCCGGATATGTTGCTCCTGAAAGAAATCTGGCAAATATCTCCTTAACGACCTCTGCCGCCTCCTCATTTACAACCAAGATCCTGCGGTTTCCTTCCTTTATAGCATCGTATCCATATGCAGGATAACATCCGGAAAAACTGCCTCTCTCAAACTGTTTTTCCTTCGAGCTCCTAATCTTAGCTGCAATATCCTTTGCATACAGCTCATTTACCAGATTTTTAAGCTGCACAGCCAGCGTCTCCGGATCGCCGTCCATATTGTCGAAATTGTCATTGATCGCAATAAAGCGCACTCCAAGGAACGGAAAAATCTTTCCGAGATAATTTCCCATCTCCAGATGGTTCCTGCCAAACCGTGACAGGTCTTTCACCACGATGCAGTCAACCTTTCGCATCCGCACATCCGCCATCAGCCGCTCGAAATCATCTCTCTGAAAATTCGTTCCTGTCTTTCCCAAGTCACTGTAACATCCGAAAAGCTCCATATCCTCATGCGACCGGACAAACGCCCTGCACTGCTCGATCTGATTATCAATAGATTCATTCTTCCTGTCCGTGCCGTCCACCGACAGCCTTGCATAAATGCCGACAGAATAGATCTTTTCACGTTTTACAGGCACTGCCGTCTGTTTCTTTTTCGATACACGCGCCATCTATCCCACCGACCTTTCCGGCTCACTCTGCTTTAGAAAATCATAAAGCATCGCCACTTTTATAAACTGATTCTGGTTCCTCAACACCACATGCACTCTCTTGTCACCATAGACAAAAAGCTTCTCCACCAGATGCACCAGTGCCGTCCTGTTCAGAGAATCAAGCTGCAGTACATCCTTATACTGCTCAAGCCTCATTCCGGCTTCCAGTCCGTTCTTAAAAAGACTCCTAAGGTTCACCATCTGCTTATCCAGATCAGACTGTATCTGAGAATACTTTTCCTCATAGATTGCCGAAAATGTCCGGAAATCTTCTTCTGAAATAATTCCCTTCTTATAATCCTCATATAAAGCGGCACGAAGCTTTTTATATTTATCCTGCTCCGCTTTCAGATCTACAATCTCCTGGTCAAACGCCACGATATCGTCATAACGCATATCGAGATCTTTCACACCGGAGATCACTGTCATCTGCTCCATGATCAGCTCTACTCTGCTCTTGATTCCATAAAGAACCAGCTTGTCCAGGTCTTCCTGCAGTATACTGTGCCGGCTGCACTTACCATTCTTATTGTAGTTGGAACAGATAAAACGCACTGTTGTCTTTCCCTTGTAGGTGCTCACTCGCCTTATCATAGGTTCCCCACAGTCCCCACAGTAAAGAATGCCTGAATAAAGATGAGACGTATCCTTACCACCACTGCATCTGCAATCTGTCATCAAAAGCTGCTGCACAACCGCAAACAGATCCTTTGAGATAATTGCCTCGTGTGAATCCGGAATCCTCACCCAATCCTCTGTTGGCTTGATCACCGACTTCTTTATTTTGTAATTGACACGCTCCGACTTGCCCTGCACAAGCATTCCCGTATAGGTCTCATCCTTCAGTATGCGCCGCACCGTCACCGCCGACCATTTACTGCGCACATTCGTCTTAAATCCTGTGCTGAAATGCTCACCGTTCGATTTTTTATACTCCATCGGCGAAAGGACACCCATGCCATTCAGTTTCTCAGCAATGGCTTCAAAGCTGTATCCTTCCACCTTCCACTCAAAAATGCTACGGACGATTCCCGCCGCATACTTATCCACGACCAGATGATTCTTGTTATCCGGGTCCTTTTTGTATCCATACATGGCAAACGCGCCGATATACTGTCCACTCTCGCGCTTTACCTTCTGCTGGCTTTTTACCTTCATCGAGATATCCCTGCAGTACGCATCATTGA